TTCAACTAATTCAGAAAGATCAGTTGCATTCACTTCTATAAATGCAACTGGTCTTACTTCAATTGAAATAGATGCTTTCGTAGGCAATGGTAGTAACGGTGGTGAATACCCAGATAAAGATCCAGGCACTCCTCCTGCTCCAGAGTGGTTAGAACTACGTTATAGTTTAGATGCTTATAATGTTGGTTTTGCATCTGCTACATGGGTATCAATTGGACAAATAATTCCAATTCAAGATCCAGCCACTATGTCAGCTGGTGTAGCTACATACACACTAAGTATTCCTGCTGCTGCACGACAGGCAAATACATCATTTCAGTTATATCAACCATTTAATACTAGTGTAGATAACTATGGTATTACGAATCTAAGATACGTTGGTTCAGGTGGTTCAATTGGTAATTATGAAGTAACATTAAGTCAAAATATGGGTCAGGGTGATGTTGAAGTTCCACCTGGTTGGGGTACTGCTACTCTTGGATTAAAATTCAGAGATGGTACTTATCCTACCAGTTTAAATACATCATCAACAGCAAAAGATCCACTAGAAGCATCATTTTCATCACATAATCATGGTAGTTTTGAAATAGGTCAGACGCTAGGAACTATGGTAGGACCTCCATCTCATACAGCAGTAAATGCTGATGGATCTGCACTAGCAGCACAGAGTATTGAAAATGCATTAAATATAGCAGTAGACACTACTCAACCTTCGTTAACAATGACATTCATTATCAAAGCATACTAATGGCAGTATTCTACAACAAAGAAAGAGCAAAGTACGGACATTTAACTGGACAAGTTATTGCTTGGCCAGTTCCATACGAAGGCACACCCGATCAATCAAACAATGAAGCAGCATTACCTGCTGGTTATCTAAAATGTGATGGATCAAAATATTTTGCATCTGACTATCCCAGACTTGCTGCTATTTTAGGAACTGGCACTAATACCGTTTTTATGAAGAAAAATTTGGATGGCACTGATTTTGAAACTATTAATGATAATCAATTTATGGTTCCTGATTTAGGTTCTAAATATCCTGAACCAACTTCAGGTGCAAATGCTGGTGTCTATAATAATGTAAGAAAAATTGATGAAACAACAGGAACTGAGAAAAGTAGATCTGGTGTTGGTATAGATGCAGAAGCAGCAATTGGAGATACTAATGTTACCGTTACATATACTGGAAGTATTAATGTTCCATCTCAAGAAATTGAAATTAAAGGAAAACCTAGTTGGACATATGCAGGTGCTTCTCACTATACAGAGATAGAATCTGTAGAAGAGAATCAAATACATCCACATATGCATTTTTCTAGTTCATCAAGATCTAGATTAAGAGCTCAACCAGATATACTAGAGGTAGATAATGATACTCCAAAACCAGCAGGACAAACTGGATTAAAGAATGCTTCTACTATTCCTTTGCAAAGTTGGTTAGATAGTACAAGAGCACAATTATCTGCTTCAAATCCTCCTGGTAGTGGACAAGAACCATGTAAATTATTAGATGCATGGAACCCAAACGCAGGTACTAATGATTCTGGTAGTCCACTTTACAGTGGTGGATTAGGATCTCAAACAATATATTATGGTGGTTGTATTGCTGAAGATGCAACAGGACCTTATCGTATTGGATCTGGTAGTGGGTTTGAATATGGTTGTTTAAATAACTCATCATATACTCTTGATAGACGCACATTAGCTGGTTCACCTGATGAACAGAATACTGCAAAATTTAGAACTAGACGATGGTTTCCTTTTCTTCCTTGTACTGATTTTGGTGGTGATGCTGGATTTGATGCTACTTTAACTGTACCTGTAACATATACCGCAGGTGCTATTGGAATGCCAACTGATTTTAATAATAGTGCATTAGCTGATGTTGTTCCCCTTCAATCAAATGAAAGTGCAGTCAGTTCAACTTGTACTCCTGATGTAGAAAATGAAGCAACAGATACTGCTGATATAGCAATACCACCTGGTACTTTACCAACTGCTCACAGTCATAGAGTTAGACTAGAAAAAGGTGATCATACATATAAAGTGAAGACTGATGCTATATCAGTTGACCCAGAAAATTTGTTAACAACATTTGACATTGGAGTAGATAAGTCTATATCAATAGATTCTGCAACCCAACCATTTATTGTGATGGAGTATTTAATTAAAATATAATCATGGTACAAAGTTATAGAAATACAAGAAAAGGATTTTATACTGATTGTTATCAGGATACTACACCAATTGGTACTATTGTATCAAACTTAAAATCTGGTGCTAATACATATGATCATGAATTTATTAATAAAGCTACTAATTTACATAGATTAGAGGATTTTCCTGGTAATGCTTATGGTTCTGGTGATAATCCAGCATATACTCATGATGGATACTTATATTGTGATGGCACTGAATATGATATTAAAGATTATCCTGCATTGTATGAAATACTTGGTGTTCGTTACGGAGGGAGAGCGAGTAGTGGTATTGATGTGGTTACTGGTGGATCAGGATATTCAGTAACTGATATTGTATCAATATCAACACCAACAGGAATTAATGGTGTACAAGCAACCGCTATAGTTAAATCAGTTGAAAATGGTGCTATTCAATACATAGATGTTACAAATCCAGGTTCAGGATATCTAACTGCTCCAACAGTATCTGTAAGCGGTGGTATTGGTGCTACATTCTCTGTCAGAGTAGTAAATGGCACTATTCAAAATATCACAGAAGCTAACGTGATGAATTTTTACGGAGAGCAATATCTAGGAACATTTAGAGTTCCAAATACTGTAACTAAAAAAATAGTTGGTAATGGTCCTGTATTTGGTCAAAACTCACCCACTATTGGCAATATCTCAATGGTAGTTGGTGCAACAGGTGGTGCATGGTATTTAGATCAAGATATACAAGATAATTATTTTTCATTAGGTAGAATTACAACAACAGGATATGATAATGTTGTAGAGACAGTTGGTTGCACTATTATAGGTTCTCAAAAAGTTACTGTAACTAAGGAGAAGAAGAAGTTACCTTCTATTTTCCAACACAGTCATACAGTATATCATAGTCGTCCTGGTGTTCAAGAGTGGCCAGCAGAGGCTCATGGTGACAGATATCTTCAAGGTTATCAAGGTAGAAATGGTAGAATTTCTAGATGGTATCCATCCACAGGTACTGTATTAGAACATAGTCATGCATTATTAAGACTACCAATTACGAATAATACCATTGCTACCTATGATTTCATGGACTATAAAGGTGGTGATAGTCTTGTTGGTGCTTTAAAAGACATACCTGACGCAGCAAATGCAACTGGTAGTTCATTTCAACCACAACCAGGATATACTTCAGAAATAGCATATGATGATCAGTATTATCTTGCATCTGGTGCTGCTAATTCTGGTTCATTTGAATTCCAAACAACAATACCAAACCCAACATTATTAAAATTCACATCTTCATCTGAAATTGGTGGAAGAGAAATAGTTACTGGTGGTATACCAATATATGATTATAGTCAAGAATTTGAATATATTGGAGCTGGATCATATAATATTCCAATTTCTAGTATTGTTGGAGTACCTGATCAATTAATATACACTCTTGTTGGAGGTGGTGGATCAGGTGCAGCTGGCACATTTGAAGGTAACGATGGTCAAGATAGCACCATAACTGCTGGATCTACATTAGTTTTGACTGCTGGTGGTGGTAAAAGAGGTGGTTCAGCTCAAGGCGTTACTGGTGGATCTGGTGGTGCTGGAGGTACAGCAACAGAATCTGGTAGTTTGAGTCCTACAGCATCAGTATCAGGAGTTGCTGGTCAACAAGGAGCAAATGACGAATTTTTAGAAGTTAATCAACCAACAGATCCAGGTGGAGGTGGTCAAGGTGGTGGATCAGGGGGATTTTATAATGCTGGTGCAGGTTCTGATGGATGTAGAATATTAATAGGTGGACAAAGTGGTACATATAATCAAACATTAACATCTGATGGATCATTTACTAATCTACCTATTAATGGCTCTGGTGGATTAACACTAGTTACTTTTGAACTTAGAGGTGGAAGAGGTGGTGATGGTTACAATAGAGGATCTTCAACTATAGAGAATAATAAAGGTGGATATGGTGCAAGACTTAATCTTCAGATGGCAACTCCTGATCAACTTAATGATTTCTTGGGTGTTCCTGCTCCTGGTTGGAATGTTGTTATTGGTAGTGGTGCTAATGGTAGAAATCAAGGAACTAACTCTCTCAATTCTGGTGGTGGTTATGGTGGTGAAGGACATTATTCTATTCACAATGGCGGTGGCGGTGGAGCTTGCACCATATTAAGAAGAGGTACACAAATCGTTGCTGGTGCTGGTGGCGGTGGTGGTGGCGGTGCTGATGGTGGAGAAGATCCTAATGGACCTGATACTACTAGTCCAGGACAAGCAGGTGGTGCATATACTGGTGGTGCAGGTTTATACACTGGTCTTCAAATATCTTCATCTGGAACTATAAGTTCTGGATCAGGTGGTCAAGGTGGTAGATTTGGATGTATGGGTGGCGGCGGTGGCGGCGGCGGCGGCGGTGTCTCCTCTGGTACAACATTAACTATTGGAACCCAATATGGTGATGGTGGAGCACCTGGCGGACCTGGTG